GGCCACTGCTGCCTCGGCGTCCAGGCGTTCGACGTGCGGGCCATAGGTAACAACCGGCTGGCGCATTGTTCGATACAGGGCAATCACTGCCGGGTCTTCTTGCATGTGGTTATCAGTGCAGGGAATGCCGAGGGCTTTGCCGAGTACACCGTTCCCGCTGCCGATCTCAATAGCGGAGCGGGTAGGACTCGCCTCTAGAATCAACTCGTTGATCTTATCGACCAGCTCTACCGTGGGCAGACAGTACAGGCCGTGACGCAGGCAAAAGCCGGATAGGTCCGCTTGTGAGAACTGCGCGTAAAAGTCCATCGGCACCACGCGCAGAACACCATTGTCCAGGGCTTGGGCGTCGAGCGCGTCTTGTGCGCCCTGGCTGACTCTAAGAATCGAAGGTTTCATAACCGGACCTGTATTGGCGGAGAGGATTGGCCGCCAATCATATAACAAAAGTTTTTGCCCAACAAAACACGCCCAAACCAAAACCCCCCAACCGTCACGGATAACCCCATAAGCGTCACGCTCCTGGGGTTTTTTTATTTGGAGAAAACCTCATGGCTACTAAATCCCGCGCGGTGTCTTCGCAGGGCACTCACTTCTATATCGAGAACGCAGGGGCCACGCTGGTGACCACTGCAATCACCGGTATTTCTAAAGCCGCAAAGGCCGTCGTCACATTTGCCTCCCACACGTATGTCGTGGGTGACGTGCTGACGTTCGCTGCCGTGGTCGGCATGACCGAAATCAACGGACTTGACGGTATCGTCAGCGCGAAGACTGCCACCACTGTGACCATCGAGAACATCGACTCGACACTGTTCACTACCTATGGCTCGGCCGGCACTGCCGGGCTGATTCAGTTCATCGAGACGTGCCAGCACAAAAGCTATTCCGGCTTCGATGGGCAGGCGTCGGAAATCGACAGCACTACCCTTTGCTCCACTGCGAAGGAAAAGAACCTGGGGTTGCAGGACTTCGGCGGCATGTCGGCCGATATGCACTACGTCGAAGACGACGCGTTCCAGGTAGAGGCGAAAGTCGCCAAGCGCCAAGCGCTGCCTCGCTGGTTCAAACTCGTGAAGAAAAATAACTACATCAAAATCTTCGAGGGCTATGTGCGCTCCCTCAGCGATTCCGGTGCAGTCGATGGCACCAACGCCGGCACGATGGCGGTCACCATTACGGGCGAAGTGTATGAGGTGCTCAGTGCTTAATCGCGATCAGATTTTGAGTGCCAAGGACCGCGCGCAAGAAGTGCTCAGCATTCCAGAGTGGGGCGGTGACGTAATGATAACCGCCCTGTCTGTGCGTGATCGCAGTCTCGTCCTCAGCGAATGGTCGCGCCTGGGCGCTGTGCAAAAAGACGGCGGCGACCCGGCTGGCGCAATGCTGGAAATCAAACTGCGCCTCGTAGCGCTATCGGTCACTGATGCCGAGGGGGTGCCATTGTTCACCGCCGAGGACATGGCCGAGCTGGCGAAAAAATCCAACCAAGCAATCGGCGCCATTTCAGACGCTGCGATCACGCTGAACAAGTTCTTTGCCAGCGCGACCGAGGATGCAGCAAAAAACTGAGATGCCGCCCCGAGCGTTTCTTCCTGTTCAAACTCGCCCGCGACCTGGGCGAGTGGAACGTGGACGCCCTGGAGCGGCAAATGACCAGTCCCCAACTGGTCGACTGGATGGCGTTCTATCAAGTCGATTACGAAATCCAAACCAACACTCTCCCCCCGCTGGAATTTGACGACCCGGCTGAACACTCGGCCGCCATCGACGCCCTGTTCTGAGGATTGAATATATGTCGCTCGGTACGCTGACAATCGACATCGCGGCGAATCTGGCGCGGCTGGAATCCGACCTCGGCAAAGCAAACCGCATCAGCCAAAAATTTGCCGAGGACCAGAAGCGTCGGTATGCGGCGGTTGGCAAGTTAATCGGAACGGCCATCGCTGGGCTGGCGACCGGTGCGTTCGCCGGCTGGATCAAGGAGAGCATCGACGCGGCCGACGCTGCGAACGAGACAGCGCAATCTATAGGCATCAGCATCGAGGCTTACCAAAGCCTGTCCTATGCGGCGTCGACGGCTGGCGTTGAGCAGGAATCACTGACCGGCGCACTCAGCAAATTTAACAAGACCATCAGTGCGGCGGCTGCCGGCTCCAAGAAACAGGCGGCGGCGTTCGCTGACATCGGCGTGTCGGTACGCGATTCGAACGGCGGGCTAAAGGACGCTGACAAACTTCTGCTCGAAGTGGCCGACAAGTTCAGCGGTTACGCGAACGGTGCCAACAAGACAGCGTTGGCCCAAGACTTGTTTGGCAAGTCTGGCGCGAAGTTGATCCCGCTGCTCAATAGCGGGCGCGAAGGTATTACCCAACTCACTACGCAAGCGCAGCGCCTGGGCTTGGTCATGAGCCAGGAGGCGGCCGACGCGGCCGACAATTTTAACGATGGCCTGACCGCGCTTGAAGGTGTATCGCGTGGCTGGGCGAACAACCTCGCCGCTGATTTGTTGCCAGCGCTGAACGATATTGTCGGGCTGCTTCTTGACCTTGGGGACAACGCGAACACGGCGGCGGGTAAGACCTCGGGGCTCAGCACCACGCTCAAGGTTCTGACATCGCTAGCCATTGCGACCGGTGCCGAACTGGCCGCCGAGGGAACGCGCATTGCAGCCTATGCGGCGATTGTGGATCAGGCCGCCCACGGCGAATTCAGTGCAGCGGTACAGACGTTCAAGGATGGCAACGCCGACATCGACGAGATTCGCGCGAAGGCTGATTCGCGTATCGACAAACTGTGGTCGGGTGAATACGCCAAGCAAGGCGCCGAGGCGGCGAAGGGGGCCGGCGCTCTCAAGGCCGCGCTCGAACGTCAAAACGCTGTGGTCGATAAGGGCGCCAAGGCCGCAGAGAAAGCGGCCGAGGCCATCGACAAACAAGTCAAGGCGCTGCAAGAGCAGGCCGCGACGGTGGGCATGACCACCACGCAAACGACGCTCTACAAACTCGCTCAAGACGGTGCGACTGAATCCCAATTGAAGAGCGCCACCGCCGCGCTCGCTATCGTCGACGCCTACGACAAAAGCCAGAAGGCAATAAAGGACCACTCCGAACGCGTCGAGGCTTTCAACCGGGTACAAGATTCGACCTTTACCGATGGGCAGAAACTTTTAGACGACTATCAAACGTCGGTCGAAACCCTTCGGAAATCGCTCAACGCTGGCGACATCAACCAGACGCAATACGACCACGTTATGGACGGGCTCGATACTGGGTTGTCGAAAGCGCAGGACAAGTTGACCACAACCAAAGACTACATGAGCGTCTTCGCTGATGAGGCTGCTCGCAACATGCAGGGTGCGTTTGCCGACTTCTTGTTCGATCCGTTCTCAGATGGCGTCGACGGCATGGCGGCGAACTTCGGCAAGGTCATACAGCGGATGATTGCCGAGGCTGCTGCCGCGCAAATCATGGACAGCTTGTTCGGTGCGGTTAGCGCAGACACCGGGAGCCGTGGCGGTGGACTGCTGTCAGCGGGCATTAGTGCGGTCGGTTCCTATTTTGGATTCGCTGGCGGCAAGGCGGTCGGCGGTCCAGTGGAGGCCGGCAAGCTGTACGAGGTAGGCGAGAACAACGCGCCTGAAATGTTCATGTCCAACGGCCGCCAATACATGATCCCTGGTAACAGTGGGAGCATCAAACCGCAGGGGCCGCCCGGCGACCGCAGCACTCAAATTTTTAACATCAACACGCCAGACGCGAACTCGTTCCGCGCCTCCCAGCGGCAAATCGCCCGCCGCGCCAAACAGCAAATGAGTATCACATGAGCCGATTCCTGGACCTGTACCTGGACCGTTGCGTTCCTGGCTACCCGTGCATGTCATCGCCGCGTTGGTCGACATCGATCACGCACTCGGACTCAGGTGCCGAGCAGGCGAACCAGCGGTGGGAACATCCGTTACACCGCTACACGCTTCCTCAGGCGGTGCGCGACCATGATGTGTATGAAGCCGTTCGCGATCACTGGCTAATTGTGCGCGGCCCGCTGCGCAGCTTTCCGTTTCGCGATCCGCTGGACTTTGCGTCGCGTGCATTGGATCGCCCGAACTTTGTCCCGGCAATCACCTTCAGCGATCAGGTGTTGGGCACGGGCGACGGAATCACTGTGGCGTTCCAACTGGTCAAGACCTACACGCGAGGCGCGGAAACCTACACGCGCAACGTCGTCCATCCGGTGGTATCGACCGTCAAGGTATCGATCAACAACACCGACCCCACGACCTGGACAACCCCACTAACCCCCATCTTCTGGACAGTCGACCGGGCCACCGGTGTCGTCACATTCAGCGCGCCGCCCGCTCCTGGGGCGGTGATCCGTGCCGGGTATCTATACGACGTAGAGGTGCGCTTCGAGTCCGACGAATCCTTTGATGGCCTGTTGCACGACTACGGCGTGTCGGGCTTTGCCGATCTGGTCCTAATTGAAATTCGTCCTTGCTAATTCTTGAGGTGATCTATGGCATTGCTCTGGTGTGATGGGTTTGACCATTACGGAACATCGACTACAAAAATGCTCGACGGTGCGTGGGCCGAGGTCGGCGGACAGGTAACTATTTCGAGCGCAAACGCGCGCACTGGGACGTACCACATTCGTCAGGCTGGCGGCACGACTGCCTCGACTACCAACATCCGCCGCGTCCTGGGTGGTGCGAAAACGACCGTCGGTGTAGGCGGTGTGTTTTATTATCCGGCCTTGCCTACTGGCAACAACGTGCAGCGGCTGTTTCAATTCAACGACGCGACGAATACGAATCAGATTTCTATTCTCGTCCAGTCGACCGGGACGATCGAAGCGTTTCGCGGTCCCGCTACAACTTCCCTCGGCGTTACTGCGACGCCGGTAATCGTCGCCAACGCCTATCAGCATGTTGAATGCATCGTGCTTTTTAGCCAGACCGTGGGGACGATTGAGGTCCGTGTGAACGGTGTGACCGTCCTCAGTTTGAGCGCACAAGATACATGCGCCACATCACTAGTCGAGTGCAGCCAAGTCCTAATTGGTGGGGGTATCGGCGGCACGAACCAGTTCTCGCAAACCGACCTTGACGATGTGTTCTGTTACGACACTACGTCGAGTTACAACAATGCGTTTATTGGTGACCGCCGCGTGCTGACCCTGATGCCTAACGCCAACACCGCGACGGCTGATTGGACGGCCGTGGGTGCTGCGACCGGGTATGAATGTATCGATGAGGTGCCGCCTAACGACGACACGGATTACATCACCGCCGCCACCGTTGGCCTGGTTTCTCAATTCGGCCTCGCGAATTTGCCGTCCGGAATTTCGGTGGTGAACGCGGTCGTGATGGTGGAGCGTGCGCGCAAAACTGAGGCGGGTGTCGCGAATACAAAAGTGTCGATTGTCTCCGGGGCATCGACTACGGCCGGCGCTGACAAACCACTGACCGAGGTTTACACCTATCGCCAGGATGTGTTCCAAACCGACCCGGCAAGCGCGGCTCCGTTTACGCCAGCGAATGTCGACGCACTCCAATTCAAGGTTGAGCGGACTGCCTAATGACTGTCTACGCGACTAGCTTTGGCTCCGACACAACCGGGGCGGCACCGGCCAACTGGACACAGCGCTGGACGGCGACGGGCTCGACGTGGACCGTGCAGGCGAGCGCGTCGACAACACAGGGCAAATACCTGCAACACACGCGCACAACTACAGCCTATCGGCTGCTGTCGTGGAACGATGTCGACGCGGACGCCAACCGGGACAACGGCGAAATCTTTGTTCGGTTTCGTACAGATTCCGCGTTTCAGTCGTATCAGATTTTTTTAATCCTACGCGGCTCGGGTAGTGCGGGCTCTGAAACCGGGTATGTGTTCCATGCTGTTTCCGATACGACGTTTCGCGTGTCGTATCTATCGGCCGGAACACTGACGCTCATTCAGTCGTTTACGTTCAACACCGTGAACAACGTTTTTTACGGTATGCGTTTTCGCGTCAACGGGACATCGATCAAGGCGCGGGTATGGAATAGCCAGATCGACCCCGAGCCGTCTACATGGCAGGTCGATACTACCAACGCGGCAATTAGCGGTGTCGGTTGGGCTGGCGTCGGTAACTGGGCGTCGACGGGTATTCTAGGAATTGATGACGTAGCGGTTGGGACCAATGGCGACACGGCTGCGTTCCCTGCCTCGCCCGAGGCGCGCGACACACAAGCCGCGTTACTCGTGTTGGAGTATGGCGACACAAATACGCGGTCGACGGAATACGCGTCGCTGGTCCTGGGTGGCACGCTGCCTAATATTCGCGACTCGCAATTCGCCGCTCTGGTGATGGTCGCGCCTAACCCTCCAGTGCGTGCGTCGCAATTCACCGCGCTCCCACTGGTGGAGTTTTTTGCCGCGACGCCCATCACTCAGATGACCGCCCTGGTCCTGGCTGACCTTGTTCCATGTAACACGCAATGGGCGCAGACCTGGACGATTACGCGCACTGATGGGCAGGTGTTCGCCTTCACGTCACTCGACCGGCCACTAACGTTCCGGGGTGTGGTGCATACGCCATGCAATAGCCTGAGCGCTACAGCAACGGAGCAATCCACGACCATCGGCGCAAACGGAAACATGGAGCTGATTGGTATCATTTCCGACGTCGGTATCAGCGAGCAGGAGCTGTACAACGGCCTGTTTGATTTTGCGCGGTTTGAGGTCTGGATGGTGCCTTGGCTCAATCATGGAGGCGAGACGCCGTTCCGCCTCATGGCTGGCACCACCGGCACCATGAGCCACGGCACCGAGGGCTTCAGCTTCGAGGTGCTGACCGGCTCGGCCAACTTGCGCCAACGCGGGCTGATGGAAAGCTTCACCGCGTCGTGTCGGTACGGGTTCGGATCGACGCATGATTCGCGGTGCCCGGTCGACTTGGCTGCGATCACCGCCAGCGGATCGGTCACGTCGACGGCGGTGCCGGCTGCGAGCAATACCTCCACGCGGCGGATTCTGATCGACAGCTCGCGCGCTGAAGCGGACGGGCATTTTGACCTGGGCATTTTGACGTTCACTGGTGGGGCCAACGCCGGGGCATCGAGCGAAATCAAACGGTTCGAAGGCGGTGTGTTCGTGCTGTGGTCGCCGTTGCTGTTCCCGATTGAAGTGGGCGACACATACACCGCGACCCCTGGCTGCAATAAATCCCCCGAGGATCACATGCGGTTCAACGCGGACATGATCGATTACGGCGGTTTCCCTGATGTGCCTGGAAGCGATGCCCTAAACCAGTTTCCAGACGCGAAGGGATAACTATGCGCGATCAAATTGTCAGCGAGGCCCGGCGCTGGATTGGCACGCCGTACCACCATCAGGCGGCTCTATGCGGTGTCGGTGTGGATTGTGTCGGGCTGATTCGCGGCGTCGGTCATGTGACCGGTGCGCTGCCTGACGACGCAGAGGCGTGGGCGCGGTTTGGTGGTTACAGCCGCATACCCAACCCGCGTCGAATGGGCGAAGGGATGCGGCAATTTTTACGCCCGCTCGATGGTGCGCCTCAGGAGGGTGACATCGCGTGGCTACAGTGGCGGCCAGACTTGCCAATGCACCTCGCGATTCTTGCTAGTGACCATCGAGG